TGCCGGCTCCGACCAAAATGCTACCCTTGGCCGTCACATCTAACGCGCTTACGGCTGAAGTGCCTGACCCTAAAAGCACAAAACCATCACCGAGCGTCGTCGCGCCGGTGCCGCCTTGCCCAACAGCGAGATTGAAAGCATTGGTCGACGCGTTGATTGTGCCGACCGTGATATGGTCGCTGCCGTCATAGACTTTTAACACCCACGGCGTCGCGCTGTTGTCGATCCACAACATGCCAGCGGCAAGCCCAGACGGTGCGCTTGACCCAATATTTGTTGATTGGATTGCCGCAAACACATTGTTGAGATCGGTACGAACCGCCGACCCTGATGCGTTCGCAATGGTGTAGTCTGCAACTTGTGCCATTCTATGCTGCCTTGTCGATTGTTACGGATAGAGCGCTAACTTGCGGCTGGTAAGCCACATCGCTTGACGTCAGCACCGCTTTGAACTGGAAATACCGCCCGCTGACCGTTGTGCGGTCGAAGCGCGCAAAATCGGTATAAGTCACATTGTCGTCGCTGTGTTTTTCAAACACCTCGACATTGCCGGGCGCTGCGTCGCCGCCGTCGAAATCTTCCCAAGTGTCGATGTTGCCCGACCGGTCGTCGATCTGGTCGAGCAGGTTTTCGATAGCGACGGTGACGCTGGTGGTGAGCCTAACGGTTTGGACGGAACTGATATCGGTGGTCGCCGCGAATGTGTATGTACCGGTCGAGGCAATACCGCCCGCCGTGTCGAGATCAGTAATGGCGTCAAAATCACTGACTGAATCAATCAGCGTGGTGCCGCCCAGTTTAAGTTTGTTTGAGTCGACATATGTTGTGGCGTGGGTTCCAGCAAACCCGGTGCTTTCGGTGACGGTTACAACGCCAGTGATCGCAAATAACGATAAATCGGCTGACGGCGACACCGTTGCGACGGTCCCTTGAACGCCGCTGCTGTCAATTGCCCGTAGCAAATAGGTCCCAGGCTTTGCGGGCAGCAAAACGCTAGTCGCGTGACCCGGCACCGCGTCATCGAGTAGCACTGAATTTGACCACGACGCGCCGCTTGTCGCGGTCGAGTGCCGCACCGAAATGCGCCCGCCGATTTTTACATCGAGGTCGGTCGATTGATCCCAGCGCAACAACGCGACCGATGTCACCGGTATTTCGAGACTAACATTTGTCAGCACCGATGGCGCGGCGCTTAACCCAGCAATTTCAACCGTCACACTCGTGTAATCGCTGGCGACGCCAATTACGTTTTTACTGCGAACGCGGAAATCATAAGTGCCCGGTGCGAGATCTAGAATTGTGTGCGTTGTCGCGGTGCCGGGCACCCGCCCCGAAACGTCATATGTTGACGCGCTCGACAACTTATACTCAATCTCGTAGTCGCCAGTGAATTGGTCGAGCGCCGCTATCCATGTAAGATCGGCGCGCGTCTTCACGCCAGCGCCGTCGCGCGTCACATAAATTGTTTCGGTAATTGATAAGCCGGTCGGTGGCGCTGGGTGCCGCGCATCCGGCAGACTAGTCTCGGCGGGCGGGTCATAAATTGTCTCGTCGTCGGTCGGTGTCCAATCGAAAACCGCGCTTTCCGTTTCGCGCAGCACTAGGTCGACGCCGAGTGCCGCCGCGCCGCCCTGGTCTTCATGCGCGAGTGACCAGTCGATCACCTCGAAGGTCTTATTCGTCCAGCCCATGCGCGCATTGGTGAAATTGATTGTGTCGCCGACCTCGACTTGAAAGGCCGTCAACTTGCACGGCGCGCGAACGCTCACTTGTTGACGCGCTCGTTTCAATTCCATTGTTGCCAAGCGCTGAGCCGTCGCGTGGCTTTGCGTGAACTGATAGTCGACCTGCTTGATAATGCGCTCGTAGTTGTCAAAATCAGTCGCCTGCTGAACCGGCGCATAGTCGGTCGGCTGATAGTTTGCCGCTGGATTGACAAAAACGCCGTGTACCGCGTTTGCTAATTCGCGCCGCGTAATCTTTGGGCTGATTTCCAAACCGGCGCGCAAATCATCGTCATCGAGCGTGACCGTCGGCGTTGCGTATCCGGCGACGATCAATTTAAATTTGCCGCCGCTGTAAACGAGCCGCCCGCCGCAACTGGTCAACATCTGCGCCAATATGTCTTTCGGTTTGTCTGTTGTTTCGACAATGCCCGCTAGCGTGTACCGCGCCTCTGTGCCGCCCGTTTCATAGAACCGGCACTCAACAATTCTGACCTCGTTAGCTGGCGCGGCGAGATGCAGGCGGTGATATTTATACGCCGTCGTAATGCTCAGGCCGCGACGGCTTAGCGTTTGCGCGCCGCCCGCGCCGCTTTGCGTGTGCGTGTCGAGATCCGACCAGCTAGTGCCGTTGTTTGAGCCTTGTAGCTTGATCGTAAAATTGGCGCTTGTGTTAACAAAGCCGTTGCTGTCGCCCGCCTCAATCTCGTAGCCGGTAACAATGCGCGAGCGCCCCCAGTGTTTGCCGATAGTCGCATTCGGCCAGCCGGTGCCGCTATGGGTGCTTCTAATCATCGCAAACGGTTTGTTTGAGCCGCTTTGCCCATCGAACGCAGCGCCTAAGCCCTCAGCAAGACTATTGCTGCTGTCGCCAACCATGTTGCCAATCAGCGCGCCTTCAAGCCGCCCGATTTCATGCTCTGAACTGTTGTTGAGCGCAACGCTCTCGTCGCAAGTATTGGCCGCCGCGTTAAAACTGGTGTCGTCAATTTCCGCCGCCGTCGCGCCAAGGCCGAACGTCGTGTCCATCAGATAGTCGCGGATGCACAGCGCCGGATTGCTCGACCACGCCGTTGAACTATCGCGCGAATCAACAACTCGCTTGCCGCGTATCAGCGCGCTAAAGTTTGGTATGCCGTTCGGAAAAATCTTTCGATCAAACTTGAGGCGAATGTAGAGATAGGCAATGCCGCTGAGTGTGTGATCGCTCGACCAAATTGACGTATTTCCAACCGCGCTGATGAGGTCACTATCAGCGCTTTGACTGTCTGAGCCAAGATGCGTTTTGATGCGAATGTGGTCGCTGCGATAGCCGCCCACAACATAACTGTCGCTAGCGTGGTTTGCCTGATCGAGGCCGATTTGTAACGGCTCGCCGTCCATGTAGATCTGCACGACGCTATCAATTTGATGACTCGCCAACCCGACAACCAAGTGAAGAAATTCATTCGACCCGCCAGTGACGTGTGAAAATAAAATCGGGCCGCTGACGCGCGTCTCCGCAAAAACCAACCGGCGCGGCGCAGTCGCTTGCCGCACCATCGTCGTTCTGCCCTCTTGCGCGAAATTCGGCAAACTTAGCGTCGGCAGCTTCGTTTTACTCTGCTTCGGCCCCAATGCAGCGGATGCATATGACAAAATCATGCTGCTCGCTGCCGCTAAGGCAACGCCACCCCACCCGGTCGCACCCAAAAAACTGAAAGCAGCAACGCCGCCCGGACCCGCCGCTGCCATTAAAACAATCGGTGCTGCCGCCGCCACGATGGGCATTATCTTGCTCATTCGACACGCCAGCTATAGTCGCAAACGGCAAGCGGTCGCGTTTCGGTGCCGTCTTGGCTAAGAAAAATTGCGTCTGCGCCGACCACAATTCCGAACGCGCCGAACGCGTCTTGATCGACCGAGACAATATCGCCGCGCTGTGAAAAATTGATAGGCTGGCGGCTGTAAAACTTGTCGAGCCATTCGCCGAGATTTTCAACGCCGTGCTTTTTGATCTGTTTTAGCGCGCCCGCCTTGGTTTTGTATTTGCCGCGCCATGATGCCGCATGGTCTTCGCCGGTCATCGCTTCGGCAGCGCCAAAAACAAATGTCGCGCAGTCGTGTTCGCCCCAAGAAAAAGGCCGCTCGCTGGCGGCCTCTAGGTAATCATTCAGGCGGCTAGGCCAAAGGTCGTGGCGCATTAACTCACGCCCCAGTTCAATTCACGGTCAAGTTGCGCGGCGACGTGTTCGAGGCCCCGGTCGCTCGAAAAGAAATTCTTTTGATCAAGGTCGGTGTAGCGCCGCTCGCGCTGGCGTTCGAGATCAATCAATCTGTTTTCTGCGTTGAGCGTGATGGTCGCCGTTTCGGCGGCATCTTGTATTTGCATGACATCCATGCGGCCTGACCACAAAATGAACGGGTCGGCAATTACAGCTTGCGAACTGTTCAGCGCCGCCAAATAAATCACCGCAGCGCGGCCCTGATAATGCTCGGTCAGCACCGTCGACAATAATTCGCTCGGCACGCCGTTCAATTGCAATGATACGCCATGCGCGGCGATGTCGGTCGATTCTTGAATCGCGTCGATATTCAATAAAGTTCCGGTGCCGGTCCAAGTTTTGCCGTCCCAGGTCAAATCACCTTGGCCTGTCCACACCCTAACGTGACCGCCCGAAAAATCGAGATCGACCAGCGCAATCGGCGTTATTTCACTCGCTAGTGTTTCATTCTTAAATGCGGTCGTCAGGGAGCGGGTCATAGCGCCTCGCGGCAGGCAAACGTGATGCCGTAATGTAAAGCGCTGTTGATTTGATAACTGAGATCGTTCGTTAGCAACCGGAACACGCCCGCCGCGCTCGCTATCGTGATCGCCGCGTTGTCGGCTGGGCTTGACCGTAAGTTCGGCCAAATATCGAGCGTGCTGTCGCCGCTTCCGTCGCTGTTCGCGTCTTTCAAGACTTTGTAGAGCCGCGCGGTGGAGCCGCTTCCGAGTTGTATCCAATCGCCAGCTTTAAGAATGCCGGTTTTGCTTGCACTCCAACCGTCAGAAATCAGCATCGATCCGACCTGGCTCGCGCCCTTCACCAGCGGCGTGCCGGTCGCTATGCCGCGCGGCGATGTGCCAGCCGGGTCATTAAGCAGAAACGTGCCTTTGACGCCGTAAAGCGATGTTAGCTGCGCGACCAGCGGCTCGGCCTCGTCGCGGCTGAGCGGCGGATATGAGACCTCGGCTTCCCAAAACTGCGCCGGGTGCTGATATGTCTGCTGCACGCCCGAAAACGGGCTTTCACTTACTGCCACGCGATTGATAGGCGAGAACCGCACGCTCGACGGCGTGGCGCTAAGTGTGAGCGGATAAGTGATTGCCATCGACTAGCCCTCGAACGCGCTGGCGAACGCGCCGCCGCGCACTCGCGCTGACAGCACGGCGCTTTTGGTCGTCGCCGCGATTTGCGGAAGCATTCCCATGACCTCGGCGCGCACGGTCGCTTGCAATCCGGTCGATAGGTTTATTGTCTGGTTCACAATCACGCCGCCGCCCAGCGCATGATTAGGGACGACCGTGCCACTGGCACGCGGCACAAACACTTCCGGGCCGCGCTCGCCCACTAAAGCCGCCTGACCAGCGCCGACCGGCCCGCCTATTTGGCGAAACGCGCTAGGCTGTGGAAAATCAACCGTCGGCGTCGGAGTAAATAATTGCCCCAGACCTTTGAAAATTAGCGAGCCAATACCGCCCCCAGCGGCAGCGCCCCCGGCACCCATGCTTGCTTGCACCGAAATGAATTGGAGCATCGACCGGATGACGTCGCGTAACGCTGCCCGCGCCACGTCGCGCCAGTCTTTGAAACTTGTCGTCAAATCAGCAAGTGAATCAATTAACGTCGTTTCAATTGTTTGTGACAAATCACGGATTGCCGCTTCTTGTGCTTCGGCTTCGCGCGTTGCCTGGGCCATCGCCTCAGACCATTTGCGATTTAGTAATGGCGTTTCGGTTAAAACTAAATTGAGTTCGCCAACTAATTTTGCTTGTTCATAGATGCCCTTATTTATTTCGACATGGAGCGTCTTATTTCGTTCAGCTTCTTCGGCACGCAGAGCGCGCATCAACTCCAAACGCTCTAACTCGGCTGTAATTTCACGTTTCATGTCTTCTATGTGAGATCCGAAAAGGTGAACATCGCCGCCCGCGAGGCCAAAAATTCCGCCTGTTCCGGTAATAGCCACTTGCCCGAAAAGAATTGTTTCATTCAATTCTTTCAGTTTGTTGTTTAGAGCTACAATTCGCCGGTCTAGGCTGTCGATGTTAGCTGTTTCGGACGGTCCCATATCCGCGAGCCATTCACCCGCTGCCGTCGCTGCGTTCATTAACGCGTCGGCTAATTGATCAATCACTCTCGCATTCTGTAGAACGAAATTCATAAACTTGACGTTTAGGACAGCCCCTAACTCGGTCAACTTGTCTTTGGTGTCTTCTGCTTTAAGTAACAGCGAAGCATCAATGACAAGGCCAAGCTCCCTTGCTCGCGCGCTTAACCGCTCAATATCCGGCACCAAATTCTTGAACGCCGTACCCGCCGTGCGCCCAAACGCCGCCGACAACAGCGCCGACTTGTCCATCTCGTTACCCATAGCGTTTGCCGCCTGGGTGATGAGATCAAATGCTTCATCGACCGACCCGGCGCTTTGAACGTTCGCCAGTAGCGCCTCGTCGGTTTTGTTGAGAATGGTGAATAGCGTACCGGTTCCGGCGCGCGCTTCACCGACGCGCTTTGAAAAGCCAAGCATAGCGCTGTCGAGCGTGGTCATGCTTATGCCGCTGATATCAGCCGCGAACCTTAATTCTTGCAGCTTGTCGCTTGTGATACCGATGGCACGAGAAGTCTTGGCAATAGAGTCTGCCGCGTCGACGGCCTTAGTCACGAAACGCGAAAGCGCACGAACCGCAAGCGCGCCAAACGCCGCGCCTATGAGCGCCTTGACGTTAAACAGCGATTTTTTAAGCGCGCCCAGCGACCGTTGCACGCGCGAAAACGCCGCGCGCGTCCGGTCTTTCGCTGTTATGTCGACGCGCAGTCTTTTATCCGCCACTCTCGTACTCCGACTTTACTTTGAAAAACGCCAGCCACGCGGCCATGAACTCGACCGGCCACTCGATCACTTCGCGCACGTCGACCCCAAGACGCTCGGCAATAGCGAACGCCGCGAATAGCTCGGGGTCGTCTTTTAGTTTTTTGCTAGTTCGTCGACGTCATCGTCGTCGCCGCCGATAATCTCGCTTCCGACCCGCGCAATGATGTCGGCATCGACGGCGCGCAACAGCGGTTGCTTGTGTTCTAAAGTGAACACTTTTTCGCCCGCTTCGTCTTCCGATTTCAAAATGATGGCGTCGACCAATATCGAAAGATCGTCTTTTCGCGCGCCCTTGTAGATTTTGCTCTTTTCGGCCAGCGTCATCGGCTTGGCCCAAAGGACGGTCGGCGCGCCGTCGTCGTCCGGCCACTCGGCAATCTCGATGCGCTTGCGGCCTTTGCCCTCAAAGTGCGCGCGGGCGCGCTCTAAGATGGCGTGAACGCCATTCATTTCAGCCATGCGCTAGGCCGTGCCGTGGGTGATGCCGCCGCTGCCCTGTAATGAAATCGACCGCGTGACGATATCTTCGCTTGCCACCGCGACGCCGACTTCCGTGACAATCGCCGTACCTTGGATTTCGTCGGCACCGCTGCCTGCGCCTTCCGGGTAAAGATTGAGCGTGACGCTCTCACCGATTGCCATCGCCTCTTGGCCATTGCTGTCAGTGTCATCCCAGAGACATTCAATGGTCGCAGACCAGCTACCATGCCCAGCCTTAAAACTGCGATAGCTATCGCCCATCGAAGTATCATCCGCCGTTTCCATTGTTTCGGTCACTGAAAACGACCGAACCTCCGCGACGGTGTTTGCGCCGACTTTTGCGACGCCGCTGTTACCATGAAAAGTTGCCATGTTTTTACCTCGTCAAATGGCGGTTTCAACATCGTTCGCAGCCGTTCGATATAGGCAGCGATACGTTAAGCGGGCCATAGCGACCGGCTGGTCGCCTTCGCCCGATAATTCAAATTCCGTGCTTTCGAGAAGCGTGTCTTTGGCATTGCCGCCGCGCGTGAGATCGGCGGCCACGGCCTCTTCGACCTCGACGCAAATTGTGTCCAAGGTGTTGTCGTAATTAGCTGTTCCGCGCACATAAGCCTCGATCACAATATCGACTTCGCGCGCCAGCCCGTGCGCGCTGCCGCCTACTGTGTCGGCTTCGCTGGCTTCGCGCAGCGTGTAAACACACAGCCCCGGCAAATTCGTCGCCGTCTCAAGCGGATATATCCGCGAGCGATAAACGCGCGCCGCCGTTGTTGTCAGGCCGGTGACAGCCGTCACGATATTGTCGCGTATAGATTTGCGAACGTGCGCCATCTATGCGCGCTCCAAAATCAACGTAGTGACACCAGTGCCGTCGGCTTGAACCTCGGCCACGGTGTAGCTCACACTGTTGACCGTGATCGCATCGCCCTTGTCGGCGGCGGACACGTCGCTTGTCGCGCACTGAAATTGCGGCTGCACGTTGGCGACTTGTACCTGGCCCCCGACGTCAACCGCGACGAAGCCTTCGTCAAATACGCCGTTCACCGTCGCGGCTGAGCCGCCCGTCACGGTGTAACTTGCGGCTAGCGCAAATTCGTCGGTGTCAAAAAAATCCGAAAGATCGGTCGCGCTTTCGACCGATGGGCGCGGCACCTAGCGCTCCGCGATTTCATCGCGCGGAACGGCGCGATTTTTTTGGCCGGCCTTTTTGGCGTCGGCATATTCCGCGACGCCCTTTTCGACGGCCTCGGCGGCCTCGCTTACCGAAATGGCCACGACCGCGCCCTTCTCATAGGCCGCGCCGTTGATTGCTGCGTCGGCCTTAAATTTAATTAGCCTTGGCACGGCTTTTACCTTTCGCTGGTTTCGCGCTCGGCTCTTTTGCCTTGCTCATCGCCATCAATTGACGGCCTAACGCGTCGTCGACTTCGACCACTTCGCCGACGTCGTGATGCACGCCAGCGATTGCCACGCCGCGTGTTAATTCTACTTTCATGTTGTACCCCTCAGAAAAAGCGACGGCCCCCGATTTGAGGGCCGTCGCGTTCTTCGTTGTTAGCACCTAACTAGGTGGTGGTGTAGTCGAGACAGGCCGCAAAGCTCTGCGCGTGACGCACGCCAACATCCAGGTCTTGATGCACCAATATTCTGATATTTCCGGCGGGTGCCCCCGTGAAAACATCAACTAGAACATCCATGCCAGACCAAAAACCAATGACAAGATTTGACCAGTCGCCAAAGATCATGGCGCTGCAAGTTCCGCTTGTCGAACCTTTGGTCAAGTCACTCGGAACGTGAGTGGTGAACCTGATCGGGTAGCCGTACAGCGTATCCCACGGGTCGTCTAAGATCATCACGCTGTCAGATGAACCGACTTTAGCGGTGCCGCCCAACTTGTGCTTGACCTTTGGATTGGTCAAGAAACCCTGGTTGTCGGTGAGCGCCGCATTGTCTTGCTCGACTTCCTTAACCAGTGCGGTGACGGACGCCCACGTCGGCGCGCCGCCGTTGGTTCCGATAGCTACGCTTCCAATGCCGGACGTTTTCGTGACGCCCGTTGGCTCATTTGAGCCGTCGCCCTCGATGCAAACGTCTTCGATCTTGGCCGCAACTGCGCCCATAAGATCGTCGCGGATGATGGCCTCAGCGGATGGATCGCTTTGAAAGGCGAGCTTTCTTGAGATATCCGTCATGGTGCCAAGTGTCTTCGGAGAAAGTGACAATTGGGCGAATGTCTGGTTTACTTCGGACACAGAGCTACCCTCGCCAACGAAACCGGCAGTGCCGCCCGCGCTGATTTTCGGAATAGCAACGTCACCTTGCAAACCCGTCATAATGCGAGCGCCTAAGCCCGCGACTTCCAGACGGCCACGCAGAGCGGCGATAAACTCGTTCCCCATATGATCCGTTGGTTTCATAAACCCACCATCGGCATTGGTGCCCACGATGATGTTACGCTGACCCCAACCTTCCGCCGGAACATAAAAGCCTTTCGGCTCGCGGCCCGTGTTGCGCGCGATCTCGGATGAAACCTCGCGCTCATAACCCGCGTCGCTCCAATCGTTATTGGCGGCGGCGCGAATAGCCCGCACCAGTGAGAAATCGCGTTGCTCTTTCTCGCTGATATCAGGCTGATCGGCTGGTGTGTAGAGCGGTTTGGCGTCGCCGATGGCGTTAAGCACTTGCGCGCGAAACTCGTCGATGCCGGTGCCATCGTCGATAGCCTTATCGCCGATGTCTTTTAGTTGGTGCCGCCCTGCCAGCGCGCTAATTTCACGGACGCGTTTGCGTTCGTCGGCGCGGGCCTCGTCAGCGGCAGCGGCGCGCACAGCGCCTTCGTCAATGACTGGTTCAGTCATAGCTTTTGCCTCATCTTTATGAATGTTTGGAATGGGTGCCGACCGCCCGACGCCAACGGACGTATCCGCCGGAATGCTGACAATCGACGTTTCAACCGGCGTCCAACTGTCGACGACAAATCGGGTGACGCCCGCGCCTTCGTCGTTTTCGTCGGAAACCATGTTCTCGATGCGGTAGCCGACCGAGACGTTCGATCGAATGCCGTCGAGTACGTCGCGGAAAACTTCTTCGCCGAGTGCGCTTTTTGAAAAACGCACTGTGGCGCGGAGACGGCCCGCGCCTTCGTCGATGTCGGTGTTTTCCACGATGCCAATGACTTGACGCGGGTCGTGATCGAGTAAAAGCGGTGCCCGGCCCCCGTCGAAAAAATCTAAATTGATTGCATCGCGCGTATGTTTGAGAACCTCGATACCGAACTGGCGCTCGACCGGCGCTTCGCTAGATACCGCGATTTGCACGCGGCGCTCGGCTTCGTCGATTGGCGATGCGTCGATTGAAAATGCGCGATGCACTATTTCAACCGGCTGGGCGGCTCTATCTGCTACCGCCTCGCCGTCGTCTGTTTTATGTGCCTCAGAATCAAAAAACCCGCCGGGTGGCGGGTTCTCGGTAGTCTCTTCGACCGTTTCGGTCGATGTTTCATCTGTCATGGTTCATCGCCCCCAGCGATATTTGGATCGACTGAATTTTTGCTCGCGCCGAACGGCTCGAACGCCAGCGTGACGCCTAGCTGTTCGGCCATTTGTTTCTCCCGGCCTATCTGCTCCATTACGTCTTCGACGTCGCGCCCGTGTTGCGTGGCGACGTCTTGCATGGTGACAAGTCCGTTTTGCAGACCGGCGATGTTGGCCTGAATTTCTTTAAGCGGATCTATCCAGGCGAAGCCACGCGGTCGCCACGTCACGGCGTCGGCGAACTTGTCGAAGCGGCTTACCGGTATGGTGATTTCGCCGGTTGTCATCGCCATCTCAAGCCATGCGCGAAAGATCGGTTCGATGAAATGCTCGATGGTGAACTGTTGCAGCGAGCGGTAGTAGTCGCGCTCTTCCAACGCGCCTTGCCGGATGCTTGAATAGTTGACGCTCGTTAGATCGCCGCTCAGTGAGTGATAACTGACATTCAAACCGCTCGCGATGCCGCGTAATATGGCCCGCTCGAAATCGGCAAACGCTGTTGTCGGATGCGACGGGTCGAACGCTTCAAAATTCATGCCGGTCGGCAATTGCTCAAACGTCCCCGGTTCAGCGCTCATCAACGGCTGATAAGTGTCGTCATATTCTTCGCCGCTGTATCCGTCGCCGTCCGGGCTAGTGAAAAAGCCCATTTTCGCCGACGCCACGCGCGCCGCCACTAGCTCGCTTTCTTCGTAGCCGCTCAACTGCTTCAAGCGCGTAATGGTTGTCGCCATCCACGGCACGCCCCGGCTCTGGTGCGAGCGCTCCGCGAGATAAGCGTGCAGAATTTCATCAGCTGAGACGCGGCGGCGCGTTTGTTTGGTGCCAAACTCGGCGTGCGGATGTGCCGACCACAAATAATAGCCGGTCGCCCTGTCGAACTGGTCAAGCTCGACGCCCATGCTTACGCGCCGCCCTTTGCTGTCGGCTCGCGTCGAATAGTCTTCGTCTAGATGGTCGGCTTCCAAAAACTGAATGGCGTAACCGTATGGGTTGTCGGCGTTGCGAATGTGACGCAGCAAAACCTCGCCGTCGCGCGCGACGCTTTCGATAAATAACCGCTGCGCGTCTTTCCATGACATGCGCCCGTCGACGGTCGGCACGCCGCGCCGCCCCCAGCGCCGCCAGGCGCGCTCAATGATTTGATTGCCGACCGTATCGAGCCGCCCGTCATCGTTTCGCGCTTTGAGTTGCAACCCGACGCCGTTCGGCCCGACCACATTGGTCGAAAGTATTTTAAGAAATCGCTTTGAATACGGGTCGTCGCGGGTCAACTGGCGGCAGCGGTCGCGCAGTGTTCGTAAGTCATAGCGCAACTCGGCGTCAGCCGACTTACTGTTTGAAATGAAATCGGCAAACAGGCGACCAGTCTTCGCGCCACCCCAGCCGCGTTTGCGCGCCGGGCTCTTTGCCGGGCGCGTTTTTTTGCTAAACCATCCCATTAGAATGTTGCCTGAATAAGACGACCGGTCGGGTCGCCGTTTCGCGCCTTCTCGCGGCGCTGCTCGCGTATAACTATCGAGCGGTAGTGGTTACGCAGTTCAAGTAAATCGGGTATCGACGTCCGGCTGAGACTGCGCCCGGCGATGCTGTAGCTTTCCTGGTCTTTGCTTGCGCGGCCTTCGATCACCGCCTCGACCGCTTCCAGAACGATCTTCGCATGGCTGCGCGGGTCGGCGGTGTTCGCGTCGAGATTGGGTTTGACCTCCCACGTTCCGGCGTCAAGCGTGAGCCGCTCGCTGTCGCTGTCGCGGATAACGTAAAGTTGCCAGTGGTAGACGCCGGTCGAAATACTGGCCGACGTACTCGACGTAATCGTCATTAGAAAATCGTCGCCGCTATCGGCGCTCGCAACGTCAACCGTTGTGCTGCCGGTGCCTTCCAGGCGGCTCGAATATTTGAGCGAGTAGGCCGAGTTGGGGTAATCGGTGCCGAGATCGGTGCGCTTCCATTGAACGCGGTCGCCCGAAACAATGACGCGCGGCTCGGTTTCCGGCACATTGTC